GGAGATTATTAATGAGACAAGTTCCAAATCGCAGACCGTGCATCACAACAAACGTAGGCGCAGGGATGGCAGTGACCGTTAGCTTTTGCCCTCAGACAGGGGATGCCATAGAGGTGTTTATGAGCCAGCGTGGCAAGGCCAGCGATAACGAACTGACTGAGGCCATGTATAATCTGGGCGTTACTGCATCCAAGCTGATGCAGGGCGAGTTCGAGGAGGCGGTCTAATGGATGACAGCGTAGACAAGCTGATAAAGCAACTGAAGAAGCACGAGGGTAGTATCAAGGTGAAGGGCAAGCACGTTCCCTACCGTGACCACCTCGGCTACAGCACTATTGGCTATGGCAGGTTGATTGACCTTGATATGGGCGGTGGTCTGGCTGACCATGAGGCAGAGTATCTTCTGATGAATGACTTGGACACCTATATGACAGCCGCCAAGACATACGACTGGTATGCTGGCCTGAACGATGCTCGGAAGGCAGTCATCGTGAATATGCTCTTTAATATGGGGCAGACCAACTTCAACAAATTTCTGAAGATGAAGCAGGCGCTCGATGTGGGTGATTACGCCGAGGCCGCAAAGCAGATGCTCGATAGCAAATGGGCAAAGCAGGTAAAAGGCCGGAGTGAAGAGCTGGCGAAACAGATGGAGACAGGCCAATGGCAACCATAATGGATGAATACAAGGTGATGCCCCGACTAGCATTTTTGGCAATGATAATTATGGCCTACAGGGTGACTGATTGGTATATGTACGACTTGGACATTGCCAGCCGGACAGTCGAAGCCAGTGGCTTCTGTAGCGTTGTTATTGGGGCTTTGACAGGTAGCTTCGCCATCTGGTTAGGAAAAGAGAAATGATACAAGCACTAATACCCGCAGTGAGCGGGATACTAGATAAATTCATCCCCGATGCGGACACCAAGAACAAGCTGGCGCATGACCTAGCTACAATGGCTGATAAACACGCACAGGAGCTTGCTCTGGCGCAGTTAGAGGTTCTCAAGGCAGATGCTAAGGGAAACTGGTTTCAGGCAAGCTGGCGGCCTCTAATCGGCTGGATATCCGGCCTCAGTCTCGGCATCAATTATATGGTCGCGCCCATCGCGGCTGGGTTCGGTGTAACTATCCCGCAGGCAGATATGTCTGTGATGATGCCGCTGATGTTCGGGATGCTCGGTATCGGCGGGATGCGCTCCTATGACAAGATGAAGAAAACGGACAGCAAATAATGCCGGAATGGATGCAATACTGGCTGGTGGCTATGGTCACGATAAACACCACCGTGAACCTGATAGTGTTCTTTGTTGGCAGAAAGTTTAAGCCATAACAGAAAACCCCCCAAGCCGAAGCTCAGGGGGCAGTCAGGGAGGAAAAGGAATGTCAGCAGAAAGGAGTGAAACTCTGACAGTCCTCTCTCCTTTGTACAAAAGATAGCGCCGCATTGCAAGAAGCGAAGCACATCACTTGCACCAATTTTCTGCCTTCAAATATTTGCACCAGCCAATCACCGCTTTTAGGGCGTTGCTTTATTTTGTGCTTGTAACGTGTCAGCCACATTTATGCCTCCTATGATAAAGTTCCGCACAGAGATAGCTTCTCATAAAACTGGTCGCCGTAAAAGTCTTCTGGCATCTGGTTGTGTTTCGATATATTTTCCTTCGCAGGAATTACTCGCAGATTCCACGGCACATGAAGACCGCATACTGTCTCACCGTTGCGCGGATAATAATGGTCAACGTGATACTTGTCACCAGTCCGGCGCGTCCTCTTCGCCGCTTCTTCATAAAAAGGGGCGAAGACTTGCGGGTCAATACCCTTCAGCGTTGATTGCCTCAAGTGCTTGCGGCGCAGTTGTGTCTTAAGTTTGCGTTGTTCTCTGTGTTCAATGTCCTCTGCCCAGCGTTGGCGCAGACGCTGTCGTGCGTGTTCCCGCCTGCCATCCCTTTTTTCTTGAGGAATGTCTAAATAATAACGCTGGTAATGGTCACGGTGAAAATTGGGATTTTCTTCTATACATTTATCCCGCCACGCCTTAAGACGTTCAGCACCGCCTCGCTTGTGGTAGTATTCGTAATGAGATTGCAAAACTTTCTCATGGTTTTCACGCTTCCACCGCTTGTTAAATTCTTTGTGACAGATAACGCAATGACCGTATGGCAAAAACCTCTCTGCTAGATGACCGTTTGGGCATGGCTTGCCATTAAAATAAAACCGCTGTTTAGCCTTCTCGGCTTCTTGCCTAGTCATTATCTTACGACCCATTTCAGCCTCTAGCTTCTCGACATATTTCTGTCTTTGCTTCTTCAGCTTCTCTGGCGAGGACTTAAGACGGTTGCACTCTATGCAGACCCCCGAACCGCCAACATAACGAGGTGAGATATGCCCGTTCTTGCACGGCTTGCCCGTAAAATACCGAGGCAAGCCTTTGTCTCTGGCTTCAGCCTTAGTAATGATTTCCATGTCTATCTCCCTTCCTCCGTGTCTCATACTGCCTGCGCCATACCAGCTTGTCATAGGCTCTCAGCGTTTCCCTGCTGATGGGTATCTTTTTGTCATCAGCATATTGGAACTGCTCGTTGAGCTGTTCGATGAGGGAATCAATCTCCCCCACCGAAAAGCGTACATCAAATCGTTTCCAGCAGATAGGCTTCATTATGACGCATCCTTTAGCATGGCCTGATAATGGCGCAAGTCTCTTTTCCACTCGCGCTTGCTTCTTTGCGTCATGGTGCTACCAAACATACCGAGGTAGTTTTTGATGTAATAAATTTTGCTGTTTATTTCGGCGATGGTGATGTTTTTCTTCTGCATATCTATCTCCCTTCTGGGCGGGGCTGTTAAGCCCACACCCTTTCCTCTGCAAATGAACGTGCCTCATTGTAGCGGCGCTGGTGGTGGTAGCTAGAAACATCCGCCCAAACCAGTGAGCCATCCTTGCGCTTCCGCTCGACCTGAACCTCAACGCATTTGTTAGGAATTTTTACAACGCGATATTTGTTTTCGACTCCGATAAATTCGCAGATATCGCAACCTTCTCTACCCCAATATGTTACGTTGCGGTCATCTCTGATAATTGAAACTGTCATTTTTCACTCCTTTGACTGCGGGGACACCCCCTATATTATTAACTATAGGCTAATGATATATAGATGTCAAACCCTAAATGTAAAATAATTGCTAATTTTTTATGGGAATATTCTGGACAGTATAGCCACAGCCACTATCAGGAACACTGACACCCCTGCTGTGATAGCCGTCCATGTGATGATTTCTTCCTGACGTTTGCGGCGTTCTTCTTCTTCTATCTGCCGCTGTTTTCTGATTTGACCCTCTAGCCGAATCAGGTCGTTCCAAGCCTGCGGGTTGATAGCCAGCATCTCCAGACGGAGCTGTTCTCTCTGCTGTTTGATGGTACGCATGGCAGACCAGCTCTCCAGAGCTTCCTCTTCCACGCTCTTGCCGAAACGCCTGCTCTTGGCTTTGTTGTGGGCTTTCTCGATATCATGGCAAGCACCCATCCAGCGGGACAGGTCGCCTGCCATTGATTCGATTTCTCTGCCTGCCGCAAACCCCTTTCTCAGAAGCCCAAAAGCGGTAGTGGCTAGGGCTATGGTGGCGGGGTCTATCATAGCGGCCTCACTTGGACATGAGCTTGTCTATTTTGTCCTCGATGCGGTGCAGATGCTCCATCATGCGGTTCATGTCATCCCGCAGTTCCATCTTGGTAGCGTAGTCCTCACGGGTCTTGTTCAGCAGTATCTGTATGCGCTTCTGCTCGGCGTGGCTCTCTTTCAAGAACCAGCCGCCAGCAATCACTATCAGGCCGATGAGGCTATCTATCAGACTGCCCATCTCCATCTTACAGCTCGTCAGGCCAGTCGTTGATAGGTGCGTTGCCAGTAGGCACGTTATCAGCATCAACAGGCGCATCATGCAGGGCTAGGAAGGCCGCATGGTCAGCCGCACCATCTATAGCCGCTTCGATGGCGTTGGATGCAGTGCGTACAGCCGCCCGATAGGTGGTCACATCTGCTGGCACAGTGTAGTCAGCCACCTCTGCCGCCTTTACCACCATCCAGTCTGTCTTTGCTAGTAAAGTGCCAGCACGTTCCTTTGTGATAGCCTTCCAGACGCTTTTCAGCCCCTTGGTGACAAGCTGGCTTCCGTCAATGTCCAGAATAGGGTTGCCATCAATGTCCACCTCATTAACGTCATCGAGAGCTTTTGGGGTGTTAGCATCCCACCAGAAGCGGTTGTCTGGATTTGGCGCGGGGTCGGCCTCAAAGGTAAGTCCGATTGTGGTCTTATAAGCATCTGACCAGATACCCCAGTTTGCTGGGTGCTGTATGCCATCGTTGTCTGTCCAGCCTCTGCCAAGGCGGATAGTTTTATTTGCGTATTTCCATGCCATATCTATCTCCTATCTGGCGTTGGCTGATTTAAATGGTGCTTCTGCTACTGCATAAAAGATGTAAACTATACCAGAGTCATTTGCCGCCCCATGATTCGACCTTAATTTAAACCCGTTTGAAAGAAAGTCTGCCTCAAGATAACCCGATGTTGAATCCTCTTGGAAAGTACCATTTGGAAACAAATTTGCATCAACGACATTTACTGGGTTTCTTTTTGAATCAATTATAATCCAACTTGAACCAATAGCGTCAGTTCTTTTCACCATCAAAAAGGCTGGCCTAAACCCACAATGCACAAAGACCCCGTCTACGTCTCCATCCCCCGTGTAACTGCCTATCTTGCTGTAGCCATCAACCGAATGGAAACAGTAGGCTATTTGTGCTGTACTAAAATTTCCAGAAGTAAAGACAGAGCCCATAGTAAAGACAGAAGATGTTGGGGCAGTGTCATCCCAAAGGATGTTACTGTCTATTGAGCCACCAAGTTCATTCAGAAGTATATAATCTGTTTCAGCGTCAGAGGCGATGCCGCTGTGGTACACAAACCAATTAGATGTAGAAACAGTAGTGTTTCTTGCTTTTACAATTATCATCTCTGGCGGAGATGACAGCCCATGCCCCACTGTTTTACTGCCAGTTGCCTCTAAATCAAAACTAACAATACTAAACCCTGCTGTTTGATTTGCGCTGACTGTGCTGTCAAGGTCTCCATTTGTATTGCTGACGCCAGTGCCGTTAGCCAGCCAGTTCCATGCGACATTTGTAACCCCAGAGCCATTCAAAATATCTGTGCCAGTTGTTGAATTAAGTGTAAACCCGTCAGCATCAAAGCTGGCTATATTATGATTAGCGGTATAATAACCTTCAGCTTCAGTGGAACTTGAGTAAAGACCAGCAGACCCCGTTCCTCTAACAGAGTCCTGTAGTAAATGGTGATAAGCTTGATTCCGTGATTTTACCCATATCAAATCGGGCTGAAAATTTACACCCGTTATTGAGCGAGGGTAGGTGGCATCGCCTGTCCACAACACAGTATTGAAATACTCGTCTGGCGCAGTGATGGTAGCGGCTGGCAATGATGAGGTTTTTAAGCAAAGGAAGCCCGAAGGTGGCGCATAGTAGAAGTCACCCACGCCATTAGAATCCGTGTTGCCTTGAGGGGTAGCCACGCCAGCAAAGGAACTGTCCTGACCGAAGTTGGCAGTGCTGGTATATCCAGATACATTGCTGAACCCCATTTTATATAGCTTGTCAGCATCTATAGATGTTCCACCAGTTCCCGCCGCAGGGTCGGCAGAGTTTTCCCAAGTTCCGTTTTTAGCCCAATATGCTTTAGCATTATCAAAATCAAGGGCAATGCTAATAATATCACCTGTTGTATAAGTAGAAAGTGTGTCTATGCTGGCATTATTATTGTAAAGTTGCCCACTAACAAGCCAACCCCAAGAACCAGCAGTAGACCCAGCGTATGCGGCTGTGCTATTTATATCAAAGTTATCATGACCAAATCCAATAAAGCCATTTGTTCCTTGATTGGCATATACTTCGTAATACCATTTGCCAGAAGAATGTTGCTGGGTGGCAACTGCTGAACGCCAAGCAGAAGCATTGCCTAGTGCGGCTTTTAGATTCCCCTCACTAAATGTTGTTACAGAATTTGAATATAAACTTTGAATTGGATTTAACGTAGCAAAGTTGCCACCATTATAAGCCCCATCAAGCACGACATCTGTAGCCACTAAATTGCTGACAGTAAAATCGTTGTTGTTGCCGCTAGTATCATCTCCAATGGCAGAGCTATCTGAGAAATCTAGAAAGAAGCCGTTTGTCCCAAAGGTTAATCCAGAAACATCTTTAGGCTTCCATAGTGTGTCGGAATATTCGCCAAAACTGGTAGGGTCTAACTGCTGTCCGTCTATGAAGCAAGCATTAGCAATATAGCCATCATAATAATTCCCTACACTATACGCCCTTGTGCCAATAGTGTGCAAAACAGCATCGTTCACAGCCAACGTAGAACCTGACGATAATGTGCTTCTGTTATCAGCAGAAAAAGATGTCACCTCATCACCATTGACATATAAGCGCATCCTGTTTGCGGTAGTGGCATCAGTCGTGTCCACCGCCAAAACAACATGATACCAAGCAGAACAGTCTCTGTATAAAGCGTTGGTCGTAAGGTTGCGGTTGGTGGTGTTCGCGTCTCTCCAAAACACATCCAACTTGTCTGCGCTAAATCTAAACAAAAACCTGTCTGTGGTGGTAGTGCCAGCGGCAAAAATGGTTGGATATATTGCGCCTATATTGCCACGCTTTACCCAAGCAGAAAAAGTCCACACATCCTGATTGCCAGCAGATGAGGGAGTAAGGGACAGATATGGGCTGTCAGCGTCCTCAAAGCGCAGGGATTGGCCTTCCTCTGCGGCGGATACGGGTATATTACCCGCGATATTCAGTAAGCTGGTCATGCTACAACCTTATGATACGTTCAGTGAGCGTCCGATTTCGTACAGATTTGTGCCATCGCTGTAGAATACCAGAATATCCTTCGCGGAGGCGGTGGTGGTCAGTGTCGGGGCTGTGCCGCCTGTAAACTTGAACACGGCGTTCCAAGACATTGTCCGGCTACCAGTGGTATCCTGAATAATCATCAGCAAGTAAACAGCGCCATCCACCAGATTAGTCGGAGCCGCCATAGTGCGGTTATCTGCAATGGTAACAGATGTCACCTGATTGGCGCTGGCATCCCATGAGATTGTCGCGCCGTCTGTCAGGGTGGTGGCATCAAAGTTCTGCGTCTTTGTGAACTCCTGAGCCTTCTCAAGCCCAGCAATGGTCACGTCAGCATCTGGCGCAGTCAGGACACGGGTGGTTGCGGTGGTCACGCTACCAGCGTCAAAGCGAATCTGCTTGGTATCGTCTGCTGGGTCAGAGATAGCGAATGTATCCTGAATGGCAGATGTGCCAGCGTTCATGTCGGCTAGGTGTGCCATCATCTCACGCAGGGCGTTGTTGATGTCTGACGGCACCATTATATTCTCGCCAAGCGCTATGCTGTCTAAGTCCGTGTTATTGCTGGCGGTAGCATCATATTCGGATATTTTTGTCTTTGCCATGTTATTCTCCTAGCAGGGTCGCGCCCTGCTCTGTTATAGCATATTTTAGACCCTGTGGGTTAGTGTATATCTCCTGAACGGGAACTGTGCCTGCTTGAGCCTCTGGGAACACTGTGTCGCCCAACAATCCCATAAATTGACTGCCAACATTAGGCGCTTGCGCCGCAACTGTTGGGGCTAATGAACGCAACAATCTAGCCGGAACTTGCGCCGCACCTCTGCCTAGCTTTGGGTAATCGTATAACGTGGAAGCCGCTATATTGCCCACAAGACCCAGCGCTTTTCTTGGGGTGGTAGCTGTCATTATATCGCCCACAGCAAGCCTGCCTGCTGTGCCGCTGTCTGGCACAGTTTGACCCAAAATGCTTCTTGCTTCTCTGGCTCTGATAACCTCTGGGGATGTCCTCGCCCTGCCCTTAGTTTCTTCTGTTACCAGCGCTCCCGGAGTAAACTCTCCACCTGTACTTGCCCTTCTGTTAGACAACTTAACAAGCGGCCTCATGTTCCTGTACGCTTTGTTTGCGGCTTGCAAATCAGGAAGGTCTGGGTTTTGTTTGGCGAATGAATCTCGCAATTCTGCTTGAATATCCGCCATCACTCTAGCTTGTCTACGTTGCCCAGAGTTTCTGAACGAACGTATCGCGCCGGACATTTCGCTTTCAGATTCCTTAAACAATTCACCTGTCATAGAGCCGTTTCTTTTATACGAGGTGTAAACATCAGCCAGCTCTTTGCTAAATTCTTCTGCATCTTTAGGGCTAAATCTACCATCGTCTACAGCCTTCTGGATGATGGATTTAATCTTACCATCGACAGCGGCAGGGTTAAATTTAGCTTTCGGCACTACAGCCGCATAAGCCTCACCGATTGCGTCCTCAGCAAAATCAATCGCTGTCTCGCCAGTAAACCCTTCCGGCACTTTAATCCCTAAAGGCTTTAGCGCCTCGTCTATGGTTTCACGCACAAACATCTGCTGAGGTCTGCGCCGTGCTTCCTGTATAGATTCTTGCAAAAATGGGGTGGATATCTTCTGCTCTATAGAGCCAATCTTGCCCCCGTATGCCTGCCCCATTGTCAGGGGATAGCCTCTGGAGAGCATAGACTTTGCGCCCTCTTGCAGAACAGGCATTATTTTCTGCCCTGCCGCCGCCGTAACTCCGCCCAAAGGCGCTCCTATAGCCGCGCCAGCCAGACGGCCTCCAGCGCTTTCTCCTGTGCCAGCTCCATAAATTGCCCCCTCAGCCGCACCAGCAATTCCAGCGCGTTTTACGGCCTCTCTTCCAACAGCCGTGCCAATAGCTCTCGAAGCACCAACTCCGCCAGTGAGCATTGAGCCTAATATTTCAGCGCCATAAGCCGCTATTGGGGCGGTTTCTCTAAAGTTTTCTATGTCGCCCCTAACTTCCTTGACTATTTCAGAATACGGCTTGTCACCAAAAGCAGACCGGACAGCCGCCTCCATCTCGTCACTAAAACCAAGCGTTAAGCCCTGCCCAGCGGCTCTCGCAATATCAACATAAATGTCAAATTGAGACTTGCCCGTTGCGGCTTCATATTTTCTGGTTTTTGGAAGCGTAGCCATTACATCATTTCCTTAGTCAGAATATCAAATTCACCAGTTATGCCGTTATAGAAAACATCGCCCTCTTTAATCGCACCGCTATCCACCAGCTCAGTAAGCTCATCGTCAGTTGTGGCTCTCTTATAAACCTGACCTAGTTTTTCATCAGCAAATTTGCCAAAACCAAAGTCATCTCCGCGCTCTTTGACATAATCATCAAACAAGTCTAGGCGCTCTCGGTTATAATCCATAACCTGCTTCTGCATTGTCGCAATAACCAAGTTAGCCTCTGGAGAGTTTGACATTTTTACAGTTGCGCTTGCAAAGAAGTCCATATCTCTGTCAGATGAAGCACCTGCACCCACAACCCTCATTCTGGGCGTTAAGAACGATGCGATACTGTTTATGACCTCTAAATTGCTTAGGTTTTGAAGCTCCTCATCACCAAGAATATTTGCTTCTCTAGCCAACTGCTTTAGGGGTAGCATAGCAGACTGTAATCTGCCAGTTTCAGTGCCGGAGGCCAGCAGGTCAATCGCCTGCTGTAAGCGAACACCAAGTTCCCTGTCAGTATTTACCTGCTTCATCATATCTTTGCGAGTAGCCAAAGCCGCCTTGTAAGCCTCTTTCTTTTGCTCATCACCACCCATGAAAACAGTGCTTGGTTTCATCAGCATTTCTTGAACTTTTTTCTTGCCCTCTGGGGTGGTCGGGTCAATACCAGCAAGCGCCAGCTTTTTCTCAAAGTCTGATTTCTGTGACAACTTTGCCATAGCAATGCGGTCAGCCAAGTCGGCTCTCTTTTGCTCCTGATACGCCTTCATGCCAGCACTGAACATAGCGCCCAAGCCCTGACCAGTGGTGATAGGCTTATCCTGATAGCCTGACAGTTGCAAGCCAGTTGCGGCGGCTTCTGACAGCCCAGCAAATGCGGGCGTGCCAACTGCCGGAGTTAGCCTATCCATCAGGCTTGGCGGTGCTTTCGGAGCTTCCGGCTTCTGTGCGCCCAGACCCATCTTTGCGGCTAGGTCGCGCTGTAGGCTGGTCATGCCCCCGCCTGCTGGCAGGGCTGATATGTCTCTGATACCGCGCAGGCCAATCTCAGGCATGGGCGGGCGCTTCCGCACTATCGGAGTGCCTCTACGAGCAGTAGGCAGGCCACCTGTTATGGATGCGCTAGGACGAGCGCCTGCTGGTATGCTCCCACGCAAGAGCTGGTTAAACAGTGCAGTGCCTGCCGCACCGCCACCACGAAATGTTGGTATGCCATTAGACATTAAGCAAACCCTCCTAATAAACCGCCAGCAAGCATATATAATGGATTTTGACTGCCCATCATGCTACCAGCTTGTGCGCCTGCCAGACCGCCGGAGAGGAAGCCCAGAGCAGGGTTACGATACTGAGGGGTCATAGTTCTGCCGCCCAATGCACCAGAACCGCCCTGAACCATTGTGAGATAATCAGCCAGCTTCTGTGCAGGCCGTGCCTCTTCAAACTGGAAGCGCTCGATATCTGCCGCCAGTTCTGCCTGTTCCTGAGCCTCTCTAGCCGCACCAACCTGAGCCAGTGTCTGCAAGTCAGCAAAGCCGAACTCTCTCGCCGCTGGAGCTTGCTGGATAGCCGCTTGCTGTGCCTGATATACCAGAGGCGCTACAGCTTCTGCTACGGCCTTCTGTGCGTAGCCTGAGCCGTATCTGCCAGTGCTTTGAGCGCCCTGCATGGCCTTCTGAATGGTGGGCTGTAAAGCCTGCTGGAAAAGCGGATTAGTGCCTGTCAGGTTCTGCATTACCGCCTGCTGTACGGCTGGTATCAGGGGTGAGCCAGCGGCGGCGGCTGAACGGTAGCCGGACAGTGCCATCTGTGTCTCAGGGCTGAAACCAACTACAGTGCTTCCCGGATAATACTGAGGCCGAGCAGACTGGTACAAGTCCTTTGCCTCTTGCATCCCGTATTCCAGAAATGGCTGTGCAAATGCACTTGGCGCAGTTGTCTGCGTGATAGTTCTCTGTGAGCCGCCGCCTTTACTCATTTTACAAATCCTTTACCAGTACGGTTGCTGTGGGCTTGTATTCTCGTAGCTGTCTTTCCCAGCCCTTTCGCCCGATTATTTCCATTGAATCGCAACCAAGCTCTCTAGCCCAATCGCATATTTTCTTCTCAGCCTCTATAAGCTCTTCCATGTCACCGCCAGCTAACCATATCCGGCAGGTAGCTCTTTGCGGGTAGTCAACTATCTCACATACTATAGCAGATTTTTCCAAAGGAAAAAATGCCGCTTGCTTATTCGTTACAGCCTGCCACACATCCTGTAGCGTATGACTATGCCCTGCGTACTCCAGCGCCGCTACTATGTAGTCAGCGCACCTCTCAAATTCATCAGCCGATGATGAGATATGCAAAGTCTGCATCGTGTCCCTGATTGTCATGTCCAATCACCATAGTTCCATTTGTGCTTGTATCTTTTACATACGGATTGTGGTGGTAAGGGCTATGCCCGACACCGCACCAAAAGACTAAGCTCTCCACATTATAGCGAGGTTCGCTAATGGTTGTTTCTGTCTGGTTCTTAGGCAGGGTAACATAGCCGACACTGTTTAGCCCACCGTCTATCGTTCTGTTCAATATTTCAGCTATCTCCCGTGTGGTGGCTGTAACGGGGTTTAGTATTCTGAAATTTGTCTGCCGCTGTGAAATAGTCATCTGCGCCCAACCTCTGCGGCCTCTATGTCGAAGCCCTGAGCAAACTCAAAGGACGTATCAAACTCAAACTTGAAACGGTGATACCTGCCATCCGCCCTGAACTCAGCATAGCCATTGTTGCCAGCAGAAACCGATGATGTGAAAGTCGGGGCGGGGTTGCCAACCAAAGCATTGCGAGTACCCACATAGCAGAAGTTATCAACGCCCTCATAGTACGGGTAAACACGGGTCACAACTGAGTGTTTGCCTAAGTGTATGTTCATTTCGCCTGTTACAATCTCCGGCACTAAGGATGAGCCAGTGAACGAGTAAAGTTTGTCACTAATCGCCGCACCGAAGAAGAACTGACCGCCACGCAGTGAAGGGCTATCAAGCTGGATAGACAGGGCATCAACTGTAGCCGCCAAGCTGTCCAAATCGTCAACCGTATAGCTGGAGCTAAATAACGGGGCAACAAAGTCAGTGGCTATCCTCGCCAATGACCAGCGGTTCAGGCTGTAGTTGTAAATCAGCAATGTATCCGGTTGGCCTGTTGCGCTTGCCTGTGATGGGTATGACCAGACAGCAATCTGGTTTAACGGGTCAACGCTGGCAGATACCCTGTTCTGATGGGCGCTGTTAAAGTCGTTCTCGAAAAACTTGTCTATCTTCTCGTTGCCAATCGGGGTGGCCTTCTGCCCATCAAACAGATGGAAGCCGTTGTCAGCTAAGAAGAATGTCAGGTGTCCATAGTTACACACAGACCCAGCCAGTCTACAGCCGCGAACACTCTCCACCTTGTCGAACTGAAACACCAGAGGCAGGCCAGTATAGGTGGCGCGGAAGATAGCTCTCTCGCACAGAATGGTCGCATATTCACCGCCAACTAGGCCAGTAATCTGCCCTGCGTCCGGCAAGTCCTGAAAGTCTGACTGGTCAACGCCGGATGTCCAGCTAGTGTAATCACCAAACGCTGACCACCTCACCCGCATAGGCTTCCGGCCTGAGCCTTCGTCAATGTTGGCAGTCCATACGAAGTCCCGCACCACGGCAATGAAATCTGCTTTAGGAGCGCCTGCGACATCCGCCCAAATTGTCGATGCGTTTACATCCCAATATTGCAGTTCTTCATCAACACCGCCTGCCGCTATGGCTATGTCACCAAACTGCACAAACCGCCAGCGCTCCGCCCCGACAAGATTATATCCGCCGGACTTGCTCTTATCGTCCAGATTGCTTGTGCCTGTGTTGAAGGTGTATAGCTTGCCAGCGTCACCAGCAAATAAAGTCACATCGCCGTTATTGTCCTTAACAGAAAAAATGCCGCGAATCCTGTCATCTGCCGCATTGCTGATGGCTACGGTATTTTTCATAGCCCGATAACCACCAGCCGCAGGAATCACGTTGGTGGCTGTAATCAAGCCCGGGTTCATGTGTTCTGACTGGTCAGGTAGCCATTCTCCAAAAGGTATCATACGTTCACCCATGTTTCTGTGCCAACTGTCGGCACTGTCCAGACTTCTGTTCCCAATGCAACATCTGTCCAAGTCTCTGTGCCCTGTGGCACAAATGTCCAGTCATCACCAATCACTCTCGCGGCGGCTGTCGGGGTCATAGTCATCTGCGCCGTGCCACCTGTCACAAACGTGCCTGAGAAGGCGCTGGAGTGCGTTACAGCTATCTGCGGTGTGGCACTAGCGGCATAGGTAGCCTCTGCGCCTGACGAGGCTGTAACCGCCGCAGAAACGGCTGATTCAACCTGCCTGTATATTGTTGGCGTGGCTGTCGCTGTGTTAGCGATATTTACCAGCGCCTCAAACGGCTTCACCTTAGCAAAGACAGCGGTGACTGTATTAACAGCCGTCACAGATGCCGCAATCTCCATAATCTTGCCGGATGCAGATGTAGCGGTAACTGCAACCGACACAGAGGCTTGCGCTTGATGTAGCTTATCGACTGTCAGGGATGCAGACGCAGTTAAAGCCGCGCTCACTGCTGAGGCGGCTTCGTGCATTACGAGGCTGTCTAGGTTATCTACCGTGCCATAGGCATCTAAACTATCGACTGTACCCCAAGCATCTAACTGGTCTACCTTCGCCATTATCTAGCCCTTTAAGCGGCTGTGATGTCCATATCGCCTGTAGCAATACGCAGAATATCGCCAGTCGCAACTGTCTTGCTTGCAGTCAGTGCGCCGTGAATAAGCAGATTGCCGCCTGTGCTTGCGTCAAACAAACCAAAGTGGCTGACAGTACCCCATGAGCCAGTGGCGGCTGGGAAGTCTACGTTCCCGCTGTTGCTTGCTGTGCCGCCGGATGCCGCACCAAATGCAATGCTCTGACGGGCATAGCCTGAGCCGGAAAGCTCTGTGCCGGAGTTATCATCGTTGAAAGAACCTGTAGACAGGCCGACATATACGGTTGTTGGCATGGTGTAAGCACCAGTGCCTAAGATGTGGTCGAGAATTTCGTTCTCTAAGTAATCGCTCATTGCAGACATAGTTATCTCTCCGCTACTGCATTTGCCTGTGAGTAGGCTGATTTAATGGTCAGAGAACCTGTGCCGTAATGGCTTCTCTGTTCATCCACCTTTATCTCTTCAAGGATGCGGGTGAACTTCTGGTCGTACTGTGCGGCTCTCGCCTCATCCAGCAGATACGCATACCCCTCAGCCAGCGCCCCATACAAATACAAATCGGGGCTTCTGATAAACAGGGTGGGGGTGGTTATGTTGCTAATGTTTGGCAATGAGCCGATGTAAACAATCTCAGAAACATAAGCAGAATCAGGAATAGGACGAAGCTTCATTTCCAGCCCGACAATGCTGTAGCCTTCCGGCATACCCTGCCCGTTTGAGGAATACATACTATCCAGCGCTGAGGGGCTGTAATAGCTCAGAACCCGTGTCGGTGAGGCGTTTATCTTTACCTCGCGCACTTCACGGAAATCGTTGGGAAGCAGAATATACTCATCGCCAGCAGTCAGTGTAGCCTGAGAGCGCTTTTCCTGTTCGCGTGTCTCCAGCTCACGGCTCATGCGTGATTCAGCCATTGTGATAAAGTCAGGTATCTGACTGGTTAAATCAGACCGTGCCATAAAGTTGGCAACCGCTGTCTGCAATTCTGCGTAATTCCCAATGCTCATAAGTGACCGCCGCCTGTTCTAAACACTCTGTTTTCGTTGCTGTTCAGCCACTGCTTCCAAGCCTTCGGATTATCAGCAGGCTTGCCGAACTTCTGCACCAGCTCATTATACAGCACATTCGGTATTTCCGCCACATGAGCCATGTGCTTCTGTGTGCCTGTTAGTTGCCCATAGCGCCAATCGTCTGCCATGTGCTTATTAATCTTTAACAGATTGTCGAATGTCTGGCTCTGCTCGATAACAGTATCGCCGTAGCGCCCCTGCTTCATTTTTATCTGAGTGCCAGTAATCGGGTCTGTCTTAATAATTCTGTCCATAGTACCCCCTGAAAGGTGAGAAGGGCAGTCGCCTGCCCCTCTCTACTGTTTCAATGCTTACGAACCGTTCAGGTCGTAAATTACAGCGTGTGCCTTTGGTGCTTGCACCTTCAATGACCACTCAGTAATCAACTGCATCTTTTCTGCGTCACCTGTTGCGGCAATGTCCTTCTCAGCGAAGTTACGGCCTTTCAGGGTGCATAGTGATGCGAAGTCTGGGTCAATCAGGAACATCCGGTCATTGCCCATGAAGCGTGATGGAGCAACGTCCAGTGTGCCGAAGTCTGTCAGGTAGACAGAGGTTGAGCCAACGTAGGTCGTTGCCTTCGCCTGTGTCATGTTGACATCGTTGCTTACCAGATTGCCAGTGGCTGACAGGTCTGAGAAGTTAGCGCGGTTTTGTGCGCTACCAACAAGCATCTTTGGTGAACCACCGTCTGTCCATGCGTCTTGCATCCCATCTTCGATAAGAGCAAGTGTCAGCGCACGGTCAGTACCGCCAGTGATGGTGTCTGTGCCATCGCCAGTTGCGAATGAACCACCAGCACCAACTGAGCCGTTTGTCATCCAGCAAGTCAGTGATGCTGACTTACGAGGGTCTGAACCGTCACGGGCTACGTCTGTGTCACCGATTGACTTTTCGATGTCACGGCGCAGTTCCAGAGACTTCAGAACGCGCTGGTATGCCATTTCACGGTCACGGCCTGCTTTGTCCACGGCTTCCAGTGTGCCGGAAACTGCTACGTCTTTGACTGAAATCTGGTGGTAGTTACCAAAACGTGCAGTCGCTGTTGGAGTTGCAAATGTAGCATTTGCCCCTTCATTGACGTAGTTGGTTGCGGAAGCCGCCGCCAGTTCTTGTACCTGCCATTCAGTGAAGATACCATTTGAGGTTTCTTTCTTCAGGGCAGAAAAGATTGGTGTTTCATCTGGGTCGATGCGGTAGATTACATCGGCCAAATCTTCGCGTTCGCCAACGGCGGTTTGCGTGGTATGTGTAGCCATTTTTTAAGTTCCTTCTATTAGCTAGTTACCCATTAAGTAATTGACAGCCGCATCTACAGAACGCTCATTATTGAGCCTTTGCAGAGACTGCCGTCTTTGACGACTTGCGACTTGAGCCTTTGTCTTAGGTTGTCCAGCTTTAGCCATCTTCGGAGCTTTGCTTGCCTTCTTCTTCGCGGCGGGTTTCTTCGACTGAAGATTGTCCCATTGCCACGCCTTATAAAGCAGTTCGATAGCCCGTGCATCAGATGCGTTGGCTATCTCCTGTGGCGAAAATCCTACACTCTGTTGAGCGTATTTGATGACTTGTTCGCGCTCACTTGTGCGAATATCCTCATCACGCCACTGAGGGATGCGGTTAAGCATTTCTTCCCTCTGTGCGGCAAGATGCTTCTGCATCTGTACCTGTTGCTCCTGAGCCTGCTGTTGAGCGATTGCCTGTCTCTCTGCTTCCACCTGCCGAGCTTGTTCTTTTTGCTGGTCAAGTTTTGTCTTATACAGGAACAACTCCTCAGCCGAATACTCTTTTGCTAAAGCATCCCAGTCAGGTTCGGCCTCGCCGAGTATCTGCTGGTTATACTGAGACAACTGTTCAAGTTGCTGTGCGTAGGCATCCCTCATCTGAGCAACCTGTTGCGCTTCAGCTTCAAACGCCTTCCGTTGTTCAGCGAGTTCTTGACTGCGCTTTGTGAAAACTTGCTGTCGAGAATAACCCTTCTGGAGTTCTTCGAGGGTGACCTGCATTTCTTCGCCGTCAATGGCTACTGTGTAGACAGGTTCTTCTTCAAACTCTTCAGAACTATCATCTTCATCAAGTTCTTCGACTTCATCAGCATCATCCTCATATTCATCGAGCGAGGGTTCTTCTTCAAGAGTATCCTCTTCGATGACTTCGGCCTCTGCCTCCATCGGTTGAGCGGTATCTTCTACCTGCTCTAGCCGCCCTTCGCTTTCCGTGTCCTTAACGGGTGGAGTTGCTAATAGGCTGTTCATTGCTTCGTTAATTGATAAATTTCCAGTCTCTTGCGAGGTATTGGACATAACTAACTACCTTTTCTCAAATTTTATGCGGTTTTGCAACTCATCTAGTTGCGCTTTCGCCAGTTTGCCATCCGTGACCACCCCTTCGAGATATCCTCTGAGGGCTGACAAGTTCTGACATAACATATACAACCGTTCACGATTCTGTGAATCTTCCACAGAACTCGCCTTCCACGCCTGTATAAAGTCTGTCTCAAGTTGGCTAAATGCCTCCTGTAATAATTCATTTCGTAACAACGCCGCCGCTTTCTCGCCGCGCTCCATACTTTCCCTGACTTTGCCTTCGTTCATATCAATGCGTATCCTGAAACATCATACGGGTCTTGGTAAAAGCTGACATCTGTTGGCTGTCTAAACCCTACATTCATCGCGCCAAACTGTGTTGGGTCGTACCCAGCCAGTAATCCGCCATAAATAGTTGGCGCTACATCCAACAAGCCCTGCCGTAAAAAGCGGCCTTGCTGTGGATAGTAACCACCAGCCGGATAGCGGTAGCCCTGCTCAATCATAGACACCTCTGGCTCAGGCTCTACTGCCGCAACTGTTGTTGCTTCCGGCGCTATGTAACCGCCATCATCCCCGCCAGTGTCCATAAAAGGCACAGGCTCATTGGCTGGATTATCGGGGTCAATGCGCTCAACAACACTGCCAGCGCCATACTGTCCTGTCTTTGGGTTGATTGTGGCAACGACCTGACCAATCTTGTTGTATTGCGGTATGTAGCCCTTCTCCAAACCTTTCATCAACTGACGAGAAGCGTTCTGACCTATAAAACTAAATGCTTTTGCTATTGGGTGTTGCTTGAATGATTGCTTTGCCAAGTCTGAAAAACTGTACTGTCCGCCCAGCAAACCTTCCAAGCTGAAAGGAGTGGCAAAATCATACACCCCACCTCTGCTGGCTAAGTCAGAAAAAGTACCAAAACCCATGTTTTGTATTTGTTGTGGCCTGTCCATATATTGCTGTCTTACATTAGAAACAGCCTGTCTTATCTGTTGCTCTGCTTCCCCACCACCATAAAGGTCAGCACCGGAGAAAGACTCTCCGCTCGACATCTGCCCAAGACTGCCGCTTGAGCCTACGTCCGATGTAGTGCTACCAGCAACGTCACCAGAAACGCCGGATATAGGAGCGCCTTCATAATCCTGTCTACCCATCTCTTTACCCTCTCGGTAGGTTGGTTGATATCTCTGCGTCAGTGTAAGCCTTGAGCTGTCTCAGCTCCGCCTCTGCCGCTAATTCCTGTCTGCGAAGCTCTAGCTCCATCTGCATCTTTTCGCGCTCCAGCTCGATTTCCATCATCATCCGCTCACGCTTCAGAGCAATCTCGGCCTGCAACTCTGCCTGCGCTGTCTGGTCTTGCTGTGGCGGCTGTTGTGCCATCTGCTGTTCCATCATAGCAATTTGCTCTGGGCTATTAAAGAACTGGTCAGCGTCCTTAAACCCGCCAATCTCTGCAATACTACGCAGGGTGTTCACATACTGCGACATAGTAACCACTGGATTGCCAGCACCCAACTGCATCAGGATTTGCTCTTGCTTACTAGCAATCTGCGTAAGGAACGCAATCTTTTGCTCGTCATCAGCCGTACCCAAGCCAACCTGAACCACAACATCAAACTCGCTGTGCCACTCTCTAGGGTCAATCGGCACAAAGTTGTTACGAAGGCGAATAATGCGCGGTTTCTGGTCATACTTAGTCACCAAATGTAGGATGCCTCGGAACAAGTCCTTAACACCAGTTTCAGCCATAGTCCGTGCATAGCTCTCCAGCTTTACCTGAGCGCCGCGAACTGTCGCGCTGATAGCTGAGGCTGTAGTGCTTTGAAGGGCGTTAGCATCCAGACCTTGTGAAGCCTTGCTCATGCCTGTGCGCTGTTCTTTCAGGTTGTCGATGTAGTCCATTAGAGGCCGGACTTCACCGCCTACAGGTGTGCCAGTAATAGGCTGAACCATGCCAGCTTGGCGCATTCTGATGATTCCTCCGGCTGTCCCATCTAAGACGTCATCAATATTTACCTGCCCCTCGACAATGCCCATGCGTGGCAGGGTGCTTGTATATACGCTGTCCAGATACTGCCGGAGCAGGGTAGACTTGATAACCTGCAAATCCTCGGTCATGTCATAGATGGAACGCCCTATCAGGCGGTGCGGCATCATAATAGGGGTGACTACGGCAAATGGCACATGGTCAAATGGCTCATTGTGCAGTATCTCATCCGCACCCTCACCAATCGCACAAATCCGGCGAAGCTCTGCAATGCCATCGCCGTCATAATCCACCTTCATCACGCACTCGTAATAGATGACCTCCGCCAGTGCAGGGTCAGCCGCCTCGATGCCTGTATTGGCCTCTAAGTCTTGGAAGCGGTTGGAGCGCTCCTCATCGACATCAAGGCTATAAGAACCTGCGTACTTCTCGACAACATCCTTGTCGTAGCCCATAGCCACTAGGTCAGATACAGTCATCACAGTGCGGTGGGCAACAAAGTGGGCATCTTCTAATGAGGTTGCGCGGCGGTTTACCAAGAACTCTTCCGGCGGTACGTTCTCAATCTTAATCTTGCCCTTGCTTTCCTTGACCCGAACCTTGAGGCTGTAGGTCATGTCCATTGGCATCATATCGCCAGTCATCTCGTCCTGAGCGTAGCTCTCGGCCTGCTCTTCGATAACGCCGACAACCTCGGTGTCAGGATTGCTAAGAAGGGCGGCAAGCTCAGTCTCGTTCAGGTTTTCGTATTCTTCTTCCCGAACATCCTCTTGCTCGTCCCAGTAATACTTGACCACGCCCAGCCGGAACATCAGCGCATCCTTGAACCAGTTGTATAATATCTTGTACCCCTGATTGTCATGGTTGATGACGTAGTTCACATAGTCGGAAATCTGCTCTGCACGTTCTGAATCTTCGGCAGTTCTGGCATTAAAGCGCACATACTTGTCATTGGCTGTGAATACCCGCATGAGGTTGGGCATGATAGCCTCAATGGTGTCTGACACCTCGGTGCTGACAACTTGGGAGCGCCCCTCGACTTCATTGCCCATAGGTTCGCCAAGATAGAAATCCATAGCGCGAATACGCTCCTGACTGAACTCTTGGTCAAAGTGGTTCAGGCTGTCGCGTATCTCAGACGATACAATGCTATTAAGCTGATACTCGTCCATTTGCTCTGGCATTTTTCTTTCCTTTTGGCTTTGCCTTCTTGCCGTGCAGGCATTTAGCCTGTGCGTCACACATCTTGCGGGAGACACAACCGGAGCATCTCTCGTATGTTTCTACCACCTCTTCTACCTGCTTTACACGGGGCAGGCGTGGCCTTCTCATTACCCGAACTACTTGCATCAGTCTGTGGAGTAGCTTCCTGTCATCCCGTTGTAAACCTTCTTGGCACGTTTTGGGCGCGGCTTAGGAGTAGGGATATTTGGGGTCATGTCAGCGTTATACATACCCTTGTTAATCGCCATTTCGTTACGCATACCCATGCCCGGACGGGGCGCAGGTGTTCCGATATTTACCTTTTTGCCGTAGTTCATTTCTTAGCCGCCTTTTTCTTGCCAGTTTTAATCTTGCCAGTCATGCCAATACCATTGCTTGTAATAACGGGATGCGGTACAGGCTCTGGTAATGTAACAGATACGCCGTCCTTTTTATAGGCTATACAGCGCTTTTGCGCTCCGCACCGATGCGGATAGGGGCAGTTATCACATAGGGTCATGTCTTTTTCCTTTTCTTCTTTGCTTTTCTTGCAACGTCTAGGGCTATGGCTGTGGCCTGTTTCCGGCTCTTGCCAGCCTTCATTTCCGCCGCGATGTTCTT